TGGCTAAGAATAACAGCACATATCAAGACCCTAATTTAGAGTTGGTAGACGAATGGGCTGAGGCATGGAGTTACTACCTAATTAAGGCTTCTAACACGCTAGCAAAAGAGCAAGAAGCATGCCCAGGAAATTTTGAGACTAAGTATGGCGCAGGCATTACACCTAACCAAACATATAAAAAAGAACTAGATGAATTAGTTCCTCATGTTGAACGTATGGATTGGGAAGGTTTACGCTCTGACCTGAAAAAATATGGAATACGTAATTCTACTGTAATGGCCCTTATGCCTGCAGAGACTAGTGCTCAAATTAGTAATAGTACTAATGGTATTGAGCCTCCAAGAAGTTTTGTAAGCATTAAGCAGTCTAAGCACGGGGTTCTCAAGCAAGTGGTTCCTGGTATTCATAAACTAAAAGCTAAGTATGATTTGCTGTGGGATCAGCGTTCGCCTCACGGCTATCTCAAAATTATGGCTGTACTACAAAAGTATATTGACCAAGGCATTTCAGTTAACACAAGCTATAATCCTCAATTTTATGAGGACGAGAAGATTCCTATGAGTGTTTTGATCCAAGACTTACTCATGTTTTATAAGTATGGAGGTAAACAGCTTTATTATTTTAACACTTTTGATGGTCAAGGTGAGATTGATCTTAACAAACTAAACGACGAAGAGTTAGAGGCTACAGAAAATAATGACGATGATGAAGCTTGCGAAAGCTGCGTTCTTTAAGGAGATAAAATGTCAGTACTAAACACAAATAACAACGACCATACCACCTCTCTTATGTTCCTAGACCCTGAAGAAGGGCTAGGAATGCAAAGATATGATACCATGAAATATAGATCTTTTGACAAGCTGACCGATAAACAACTAGGATTTTTTTGGCGCCCAGAAGAAGTAGATGTGTTAAGAGACGCTAAAGATTTTAAGGCGCTAACAGAATCAGAACAACATATTTTTACCTCTAACTTAAAACGCCAAATCTTACTAGATAGTGTACAAGGTAGATCTCCTAATTTGGCGCTACTGCCTGTAGTATCTATTCCTGAACTAGAAACTTGGATTGAAACTTGGTCTTTTTCAGAAACTATTCATAGCCGTTCATACACTCATATTATTCGTAATGTTTATGCAAATCCCTCTAAAGTGTTCGATGAAATGATGAACATTCAAGAAATTGTAGATTGTGCAGATGATATTACAGAGTACTATGATTCCCTTATTGAGCTATCTCAGTGGTATCAGCTACTAGGAGAAGGTGCCCATACTGTTAACGGTAAAGAAGTTGTGGTTGACCTATACGAGCTTAAAAAACGTTTATACCTTACGCTAATGAGTGTAAATATTCTAGAAGGTGTTCGCTTTTATGTTAGCTTTGCTTGTAGCTGGGCTTTTGCAGAACTTAAAAAGATGGAAGGTAATGCTAAAATCATTAAGTTTATCGCCCGTGATGAGAACTTGCATTTAGCTTCTACACAACAAATTATTAAGCTGCTGCCTAAAGATGATCCTGATTATATTAAGATTATCAAAGAGTGTGCTAACGAAGTAGACGCTATGTTTATGAATGCTATCGGTCAAGAAAAAGAATGGGCTGAATATCTATTTAAAGATGGTTCGATGATCGGTCTAAATGCTAAACTGCTCGCAGATTATGTAGAGTGGATTGCTCATAAACGTATGGTTGCCGTAGGGGTAAAACCTTCTTTCTCTGTTCCAAGAGCTAACCCCCTTCCTTGGACTCAAAAATGGATTTCAGGAGCAGAGGTACAAGTTGCGCCTCAAGAAACAGAGATTAGTTCGTATGTTATTGGAGGCACTAAGCAAGATGTTAACGAAGACACTTTTCAAGGCTTTAGTCTTTAGACCTCCAAGCTATGCAAATTTTGCATACCGGCTTTGACCATTTAGCAGTTGTGTCATCGAGTTGTTTTTGTTATACTATAACTGTAGAAGGAGAAACAACATGACACAACTGATTATCACACAAATGAACATACTACAAGACGCCTTAGAAGGTCTGGTATCGCTGTTTAAAGCACTAAAACAACAAATCGAGTACCGCCGTAAGATAAATCAAACAATGAGAGAACTTTCGTCTCTTTCAGACCATGAGTTAAATGACATTGGATTAACTCGTGGGGACATATACGGAGTAGCTAGAGCAGATGATACTTTAGAGCGTGTTCGTAGAACAGCAGCAGATGAAAACACTAATTTAAAAGGCTGGATATAACAATGCCTTTTTATACTGAAACAATATCAACCAATCATAGTACTAATACTTTTTTGAGCGGCTTAAAAGCATTTGGGCGTGGATTAAAAGCATTTGGGCGTGGCACATGGAACTTCCTAGAGTCAGCGGGCCGTGCAAGAGCTGCTGCTGAATTTGCTAGAATGGGCCGTCACGACCTAGCACGTAACATAATGCTAGGAGACAAATAACATGTGGGCACGTTTTATTCGAGCAATGGAATACCGTTCATACTGTATGGCTATTCAAAGTTTACGTTCAAGAGGAATGTACAAAGAAGCACAACGTATTAGTGAATACAAGCACAGTTTGTATTCAACATACTAATAATAAGAAGCAAGCGTCTATTTTATTTAGACGCTTTTTTCTTGACATTTCTAGCAGCTTAAGATACACTAATTTTGAAAGGAGTTGCTATGAGTAGTAAAAGTAAAAATAAAGGAAGATCTTTCGAATATGTAGTGAGAGACCTTTTTTCTAAGCACTTTAATAACAAATTTGAAAGAGTTCCTTTATCGGGGGCACTAGAGTATTTAAAAGGGGACGTATATTGTCCTTGGCTGCCTGATTTCGACTATTGTATAGAGGCTAAGCATCATAAAGAAGTTCCGTGGAACAACCTTATAACAGCTAAGAAGTCTTCGCTTCTACTTGATTTTTGGAAACAAACTTGTAGAGAAGCTGATACAATGAAAAAGAAACCACTACTAGTTTATAAGTGGGATAGAAGTAAAATATATGCTTGTTGGGATGACGAAACAGAAGTAGCAGATCAAATATCAGTAAAGATAGATGATTTGTATTTTAAGATGGGATTATTCGACGAATGGGTAGAACAAGTAACTAAAAAACCCTAGTCTTGCTTTTAATTTTTATTTGCACTTTGATTAAATATATTATATTATAGTTATATAAATACGGAGATAAAAATAAATGACTAGTACTTGGAACGACCTGGCTGAACTTGAACAAGAGAAGCTAGAAGAAAAAAATCTATTGCTAATTGACGCTAACAACTTAGCATTTAGATACCTGCATCGCCCTAACTTTGATAACTTCTCTCAAGAATATATCAGAACCATTAGCTCACTTGCTAAAAGTTACTCGGCAATCAGAACTATCTGCTGCTTTGACGTAGGTGCTTCTTCCTACCGCAAAACTATTTATCCTGGTTACAAACAGAATCGTAAGGTAGAGCGAACAGAAGAAGAACAACAGCGATTTACTGGATTCTTTGATTGCCTAAAAGATACTACTCAAATTTTGCCTTTTGAGCACTATAAGTTTAAAGGTATTGAGGCAGATGACATACTAACATACCTCGCACTTAACTTAAAAGATAAATATGATAATGTATGGATTGTGTCTAGTGACCGAGATTTATATCAGTTGCTAGATGATAAAGTACATATCTTTAATCTGTTTTCTCGTAAAGAAATTACAGAAGATGTCTTGTATGCAGATACAGAACTAACCCCTCAAGAGTTTCTATTCTCTAGAATTATTGAGGGTGATAAGAGTGACGGCATTAACGGAATCGACGGTATCGGTAAAAAACGTAGTCAAAGTCTTGTGAAAGAATACAAAACACTAGACGGTCTGCTGTCTGCCCTACCAGTAAAAGGCCGTGCTAAGTACATTCAAAATTTGAATTCAGGCAAAGAAACACTACTGCTAAATAAACAGCTAATGGACCTTACTACTTATATGAATGAGGCTATTTCAATGGCAGAAAATCCAGAAGTAGTGGAAGAGGTACTATCTTCCGCTTTAGAAAAGGTAAAATAATGGAAGTAAAACTAATTGGATGTACCCAACCTATTGAGGGTTACTTTATTGGTTTGGATGACGTACAAGATTTGATTGCTTACTGCGCACGAGTAAGTAATCCTTCTAATCAGCTCAATCAAGAAACAGCCCCCAAACTTTTAAACTATCTTGCAAAACATAAGCACTGGTCTCCTTTCGAAATGGCAAGTGCTACTTTGGAAATTGAAACTACACGTGATATTGCTAGGCAAATCATTCGACACCGTTCATTCGCTTTTCAGGAATTTAGTCAACGGTATGCTGATCCTGCTGAGTTCGGGAATCAATTCGTGATTCGTGAGGCACGGTTGCAAGATACAAAAAATAGACAAAACTCTATTGAGATGGACAGTGAAGACGCAACACAGCGTATCATTGCAGAGACTTGGGCAGAAGCACAACAAGAAGTTATTGACCTAGCGAAGCGTACATATGAGTGGGCGATTGATAACGGTATTGCAAAAGAGCAAGCCAGAGCAGTTCTGCCTGAAGGCAATACAAAATCTAGATTGTATATGCAAGGATCTATTCGTTCATGGATTCACTATATTGAGCTACGAAGCGGTAATGGTACTCAAAAAGAGCACATGGAAGTAGCAAGAGCAGTAGCTGAAGCAATCAGTACGATCTACCCTACTGTGTCAGACTTTATTGAAAAGGAATAATAAATGGCAAATACAAAACCTGTAGTTAGCACAGCTACTACAAAGGCGAAGCCAGCACCTAAAAAAGTGGAAGCGCCTAAAAAAGAAAAACCAAAACACTGGCTTAAAGATGACCACAATAAGAAAAAGTGGGTAGTATTCTCTGTGCCTCATTGTGATTTAACCCCTAAAGCATTACAAATTCTACGTGATCACGGAGAAGTGGTAAATCATCAGGTGTATTCTCAGGGCAGTGCACAAGCAGCTCTTTCTAAGGGGCATAACTTTTCTCCTTGTATCTACGCTAATGGACAACTAATTGGTTCTTTAGGAGACTTAGAAACTTACTACAAGCGTAATTTCTTTAGTTCTATTTTGCAAGGAATAGAATAAAAAAAAGCCCGACAAAAATATCGGGCTTTTTAGTAAATAGGGCGGGGAGTAATCTCCGCCTTTTATTTTGGGTTATGTCCTGGTCTTAGAGGAGCATTAGCTCTTCCACCAGTCATAGGCTTAGCGCCTACATGATTCTCAACAGCATCACCGCCAACTTTTGCCATACCTGCATTTGCAGAAGCTGTTGTTGTACCTCTCATAGCTGTTGTACCTCCATTGGAATTAACTGGGGTTCCTGCAATAGTTCTTTTACCTTTTGCACGTCCATCAGGTGTTTCAATGAAGTTGTTGTCGTCGCCTTTTGAGTGTGAGTAGTCACTAGGCTTTCCGCTTACTTCTATTTTCATGATATTTTCTCCTGTTATCTATTAGGTTTATTCGATATCGGATTCATCCCACCGGACTGACCTCTTACCTGAGTAGTTTCATCTACAATAGGATTATCAGCACTTGATAGCTTACTATAACGTGCGTCTCTTTGGGCCTCTGTCATACTATCTAAATTTCTATATTCATTAGGTAGTGGAGTGCTCGATCTATTAACCTCAATTTTTGCCATTTTATGTTCTCCGATTTTTATAGTATAAGTAATAATTGAGACTATTACCAATAATTAATTTTAAAAAAAGTAGTATTACTTACCTTTAGTGTAGCCTTCTTTAGCATAGAAAGCAGCTACAATTGCAGCCACAGAAACAAAATATGTAGGAGCCATATCTCCTAGTATATTTCCAGCAGATACTAACCCTATAAAATTAGCCCCTACTACCGCAAAAGGGTATAGTAGCATACCAAATAGTGCAAACCATGCCATTCCTCTCTGTGCGTCTTCTTTTTTATCGTCGTTTTCAATCTGAATCATTTTTTCTGCACGCGCCATTTCTTCATCAGTAACGATCCCGTCACCATCGGCATCAAATTGTGCATATTTTGAATCAGCTTGTAATGTTTTTCCTGCCATTATCAGTTCTCCTTTAGTTTTCTACTACAGCATCTTCCATAGCTTCTTCTGCTTGTAAGTAGTAATTTTCGTAAGCTAATATTATAGCTTGCTGCTGCTGAACTAAAGCTCTGATGTCACTAAAGTTCAAACCTAAATTCTCATAGCCTTTACCTGTTAAAGAGTACAGGGCTAAAGGTTTTCCTTGAGACTCAAGAGTTTCTTTAACCTCTTCATAGTTTTTTTCTGTAACAACTATCCACTCTACAGGGCGCAAACTTAACTCGTCTACTGGCGGTAGAGTGAGAGTAGGTTTTTCAATAGGTTTTGTTGATACTTCAATCGACTTCGGTAGGGGTAGATTCGAGCATCCCGCTAGACTTATAATAATCATAAAGCCAAGGGCACTCTTTATTAAAAGATCTTTCATCTTCAGAATTCCTTTCTCTCTCATTCAGCTCTGCGCCTGATAGTAATTCAAAACACCTAGCTGCATTCTCTGTACCTTTGTTTACGGCTGTTTGTATGCTTTCAGGATTATTCAAGGCAGCAGCTGTTAAATCTATACTCTCTAGTTTTTTAGAAAGTTCATTGTTCTGTCTTCTTATAGAAGCGTATTCTTCATTAATTCTTTTATTCTCGGCAGTTGCAGCAGCATAACTTTTCTGTAATGAGTCTATAGCCTCTTCATTAGTCTGAACGGCTATTTCTAGTTTAGTATTATTTTCTGTTAATATTCTAATAGTTTCTTGCGTAGTAACATAGTACTTATAACCTGCAGCAGATGCACTTCCGATTATTAAAATTAAAAATAGAAAGAAGTAAATTCTTATCATAACACCATCCCCAGCATAACTAATGCAGAATCTAATTTACTATCAGTAACAGATTCGTCAGCAAAGTCAGCTTGTACTACTGTACCATCAGCTATGTGCTCTGAACGTATAGCCCCGTCTGCTATCTCTGCCCCTGTAATGCTCTTTTCTACTAATTTAGTATTACTTACAGATCTAGGGTACGGATCGCTAACATCTACTAGAGTTTTATCGTCATCCGATACTAAATAAACTCTGTTATTAGCTGCACTCCCTCCATTGTCTCTAACTACTACAATCAGTTCTCCCGGGTCTAGTTCATAAGATTTACTTACTGCCGCGTCTATTCCGTCATAAGCCCTAGTACCTATACCAAGACGTTTAAAATATCCGTAAGGACCTGTACCAAATTTAGTAGTTCTTACATACATACCCCCAGTAGATTCATTATACCAAAGCATTCCGTCTTGGGGATCTCTAGTACCGTCTGCAAATCTAAGATTCGTAGCTGTAGGAATAGCATTAGCACTAGCAAAGTTTTGAAGTAGCGTTTGAAAACTATCATTATAAAAAGATCGAGAAGACGCTAAAGTATCTGAACTAGTAGCTAGCCTAAAAGTATTATCTCGTGTTAGTGCCATTATTATGCTCCTGAGGCTGAAACTAGTATTTCTATGCCTGTATTGCTTACTATCTGCCCTGTTGTAGTATCTATGATTCTAACATTACAACCTTCGCTTGTCAAACTGTTGGTTTTTGCAATAAAAGGACTGTCATCTAAAACTTGACAGAATACAGAGGGCGAGTCGTAGAACCCAACGCTGCTATAGTCTACAAAAATATTACCTTCGATGTTTGAAGTAGAAGTTACAGTAGTAGAAAAGTTTTTTCGAGGAGAAGATACTTGATAGTATAACTGATCTAGGTACGCATTTGCTGACTCTCCGTAGTCTTTAATATCTACATCTACTCTTACTTGAAAATACCTAAAACGTCTTAGACCAAAATATTGCTGAGTCCAGTTACCGTCTAGTGAGGTAGAATCGAAAGAAGAAGTCATCACATTACCGTGAGGTTTTAAGGAGTCATCTGCAGCCTCCGAGAACACATTAGCTGTAGAGAAACGTACAAATACATTCTTAGTTATATCTAATTCAGGGGTGTAGTCTCTCTCAGCTTCTTCGTCTATAAACTGATATAAGTCTACTAATTTATACGAACTTCCTGCAGCGGTAATATTAGATAAAGCACTACTTACAGATGCATTACCATTAACTACTGCAGTGCCGTTAGCATAATAAACATTAGATATTTCAACTGCATGGGCATTAATAGCTCCTGCAATTAAAGCATAGCTAAACACATTTGAAATATCTTCTCTAGGATCTACTTCACCCACTACTTCTTGCCCTGGATTTATAATAGCAAATACTCTTGTATAAGGAGAATTGTCTGTTACAGTTGCATGAGTATTACTAAAACTAAATGAGAAAGAAGAATTATTATATCCTACTACTGTGCCAATCTCAAAATCTTCGTCTACAAGAACGTTAGCACTAGGGGGCTCTTCAGCCACTCCCACTATTAATTCTTCTGACATATCTAACCAAGTTTTAGTTAGTTGGGTATCTACAGTACTGGTAACCGCTAAAGATCCTTTTATAACACTGCCCAAGTCTCTGATAGGCGATATGTAAGAAGCGTGTCCATTAGTTATAACTAAGTCATCTGCACTAATAGCTCCATTAGCATTAATAGACCAAGTAAATCCTGTAGCAGAGGCATTAGCATCTTCAACACTAGTAGAGGGGGTATCTACTCCTAGTACAGCAGAAGTAACAGGGTCTACATCGTATACAAATCCCCCATTATCCGATTCTGTAACACCTACATAATAGTTAGCGCTGTAGTTATTATTAAAACTCCCTATAATAACGTTGGCATTGGGTCGTGCCTCGTTCCAAGCTGCTATAGGGATAATAGTAGACGGCAGATCTATAGTTACATTTTTACCTCTAGCAGAGCCCGATTTATTACCGCTTGTATCTACTGTTTTTGAAGTAAAAGTAAAACTACCCTCTCCCACTTTATCAGCCGATATTTCAGCTCTAGTCAGCGGGTGAGGAATTAGTATTAAAACGTCTCCGTTAACAAAAGCAAAATCTAATTCATCTTCAGTATCTATAGGTACGATAGGCGATCTAAGTCTAATCTCTGTATGAAGAATGTCTAATTCGCTTAAGTTTTCTTGATTATCTAAAGGGTAGTCTACTTCAAAGACTATAGTAGAATCTGTCTGATACACATCAAAAGAAGTTAGAGGGAGTGGTCTGTCTGACTTACCTTCTAGTTCTAGTTTTTTAGAGTTATAAATACCCTTATTCAAACCATTTAAAGGAGTAACTATAACCTCTATCTCATAAGTATTGCCTGCATCCCCTAAATCTATATTATCAATAGTAAATCTTACCTTACCATCAGAGCCTATCCCTGTTTTATCTATCTTAAAAGAGTTAAAGTCGGTAATACCACTAGGGTGAGGCTCTGTACCTGCCACAAGATTAACTCTATACGATACATCGTACTCTCTTACATTTCTGCCTTCAATATGGTCAAAAACCCCACTAATTCTAGACATTACACCTTTGGTTCTATCTCTAAATAACACTTCTGTTAATGTAAAATTCTCTACCTGTCCTAACGGCAAGGAATCTAGGTTTACAGATTTAGTTACTGGGGGGCTAGTCCTATTAAGGTCATTTACACTAGCAACTTTAAATATATATATACCCGCTACAGTAGGTACTTCTAGTTTATTATCTACAATATCTATGTTTTTGAACAGATCCCAACTAAAAGGTGCCATATTATATATTCTTTCAGAAAACAAAGTATAGCCTTGAGGGTAAACTGCATCGTCATACTCAATAGTTATACTTGTTCCTGGATCTACAGAAGCTACATCTGCTATTAGGTCTTCAGTGCTATTAATCGCTAGGGCGCTAGACACGTTAGAAGTAAGAGTTTCATCAAATTCAACCTTAAAAAAGTTAGCAGCTGTTAAGGCTGTATTATAACCGCTTGAAGTTGATGAGTAGCTTATGTTGTTAACTGTTATATACTGCTCATTATCATAGATAAAAATGCTATCTTGCTCTTCAATATGAGGTACTGTATAGTCTTCTACTTCAGTTTTTATTTGTATATAGGTGTTTGCTATATTATGAGTTATATAGTCGTTACCAGCTTGAAAAGAGTACTCTAGAGAATTAGTAGGCGTATAAGATTGATTTATAAAGGTTTTAATTAGTCCTTTCTTAGCAGGTACAGTATTAATAACTAAGTTAGCAGTTCCTGATAATCCAGTAGTAGAGTGAGTATTAGATACTGTTCTGAAGCCTCCTGATATATAATATATATTTTTAGATACTTGAGTATTTATAATTTGTCCTAACCCTACATAAAAAGGAGTAGGTAGCAAATTTTGTTTAATTTGATTAGCAGTATCAGAACTACTAAAACTCATACTAATAGTATTGGCTGAGATATCAAAGGAAGTTATATTACTCGTAATAGTGCTGAGAGTAGGCTCAAATCCTACAGTACCTGCAAGCTTACCAGAAGTACTAGAAGTAGACTTAGAATTAATAGTAAAGGTAGCTAAATTATCAGGTATAGAAGAAACTAAAGTTGATAGCTCTGCATTACTTCTAGCTTCTAATAAGTGACAGTCGAAGTTGTCATCATATAACATATTTAAGTCGTCTACCGAAAATACTAAGTCTGCGCCTACTACATAAGCATTTGTCACTAAAGGATTTACTTGTCCGATAGTAGTTTCAAAACCGTTTTTACCTATAATAGCGATACCTGAAGTACCTGTAAAAGGCTCTGTATTTGCTACTCGTAAAGTTATTGTATTCATAGTTAGACAACTCCTAAGATGGGCACTAGGCTGGTTATTGGTAAAAAGGCAGAAAGTACAGAGTAATTACCTGTGGGCGAATTAACTGAAAAATTAATAGTCGTAGTTACCGCTCCAGAAGCAGAAGAAAGACTAGAGGTAGAGATAGATACTTGAGGTACATTAGGTCTAGCAAATAAATTAACTATAGTTTTTGAAGGGGTTGGTTCATAGTTTATTAAGCTTTCACTGTCTAGGTACACATTACTTACATGCTCTGTAGCTGTTATACTAAAAGTACCTTCTCCTGTCATATTGATAGTATCTACTCTAAATAGCTTATCACTAGACTCTCCTATATTATTAGGGTTTATCTCTCCAAAAGACCATAAATCTTGATGCTCTGGATTGTTAAAATCATCAAACCCTAAAAAGTTAGTAAAAGTTCCTATATTAGTATCCCATACTTGATCAATAGATAGCTCTAGGTAATCAAAACCTGAGTAAGAATTGCCTGTAGTAGCTAAGTTAAAATTAGTATTACTAACTAGGTATATTTCATTTTTATTACTCTTAGCGCTAAAATGTCTAACAGCCAAGGGTTGATTATTACTAGTAAATACATCTTGAGTTATACTAGGATGCCCTATGTGTTGCATCTTTAAATTAGAAGAGCCTGCATTAGAACTTTCTTGTATAATACCATTATAACCAGTATCTAGTCTAGTAGTTTGTGTTGAGATACTTATTATTGCCCCCGAATCTAAATCTTCGCAGGAAGCATCCGTGTTAAAAGCTATTTTTCTGCGTAAATATTTACTAGTAGCTAGTATATACTGAGCAAATCGCATAGCTTGACTTCTTCTTGTACAAAAAGGCAGTTCTAGTGATATGTTTTTTGTAGGTAAGTTTTCTAAATCAGGGTCCGATACAAATATAACTTCTCTTTCGTAGTTATTTGCGCCATCAAAAAATACTAGCTCCACTCCTGTAGTTATATCTTCTTGTCTGACTCCTGAATATGTTATATCGGACATGTTAGAGTCTGTAAACAGCTGCTCAGGATAATCTTCTTGATAATCTAGTTTAACTCTTATCTTATTTGCATTAGTAGTAACAATACCTCTACACCCAGCAATTACTTTACTTATAAGGTCTAAGGTGTCTATAGATTCAGGTAAATTCACATCAGCTACAAACCTTCTCTCTCGTATCGGGACACTAGAGGTCAAGCCTATCTGATTTTGGAGTACATTTGAGAATTGCCCTCTGGTTTGATGCCTAAAAGTACCATCTGCATACGCCTCTACTCCTATAAATCTTCCTGTATGGGGATCAACTGCATCACAAAATTGAGCAGCTCGATAAAAACTAAATTTATCAATACTTGAAGGGGGTAACCCTAATCCGTGAGTAGTACTAGTTAGTAAATCATATAAAATCCAAATAGGATTTTGGGTCCAGTCCCATTTAAATCCTCCGCTCCATACACCTTT